AACGGTAGCGCGTCAGATTCCAGTCCTGAAGGTTACGTGTTCGAATCACGTATCGATCATACTCTTACACGAATTGTTTGTGTTCTCCCGGTGTATATAACTTTTTTATTTGGCCTGTAATTCTCTAAAGACTTGTTTATATAATACTCTTTATTATCTGTATTTTTCCATTCTTTCCATGCAAGACCTACGTTATTTGTTTTATTTTTCTTTAAATATTCATGTACGAAAAGTTGACCTGGTGAGAATTTCCTTTTTTTAGGTCTAGAATTTTTTCTTTGGGGGCACATTTTTCTATATTTCAAACCTTCAAATGGATTATTTGCAATATAATTGTTTGTAATTGTTCTTGCTTTATTATTCCATGTCATTTTCTCATAATCACTTAGTAAAGACCATCTCTTGTTTTTACTAATTGATTTTAATGATAACGAATCTTGATGTTCATTCTCACTCAATGAACGTCTGTATAAATCATATCCCTTTGGACAATTACTTCTTTTTTTATAATAAACATCTTTAGGATAATCTAAATTGAATATAGATATACAAATCTCCTCATATTCATTTCTTGCTAAAAACAAAAGAGAAAGAAGTTTACAAATTTGATGTCTGTCTCTCAAAATTAATCTTTTGTATTTATTTATACGCATTTTACATATTTATAAATTTCTCGATCATTTTTACAAATAAAATTATTTGTTTTTTTTTAGATTTTAGATGTCTGTATAAAAATGATGTGGGTAAAATAAAGTTAATTATAATTAAAATAATGATTACAGGAATCTGTTTACATCCAAAAGGGATAGTATCTGAGATTAATATTGAAGGACGGTATAGAAATGATATTAATTTGAATACATTATCTGATCTAAAAAAGAACAAACCTTCCAAATATTATGCAGATATTCAGCCTCAATGTATAGAAGAAACGGGTTTTGTTGACAATGATTTAAATATATTCATTTATGCTTGGGGAGAAGGGAAACCCGGAGATGAGAATAAACATGAATTACCACCACCGCTTGATACGAATTTATATTTTGGAAACATATACGTATTCGCATGTGGAGTTAGAGGTTTAAAAAACCTAGATAAAACAACTTTTAAGCGAATTTATAAGAAGTCATTTAAAGGATTTTATTCCTTAGGAGATGAAGATTCTGAAAGATCAACAGATGGTGATGACTCTGGGAGCAGTCTTGCGGGTTTTATAGTAAATGATGAGAGTGATACGGAGGAAAGTAATTACGAAAACAGCGAAGATGAAGATGAAGATTTTGAGGATGATGAAGAAGATGATGAGGAAGATGATGACAGTACTATGTGTTCAATGTCAGATGAAAGCGGTGATGAAGAATATGAAGAAGATTATAGTGATAATGATGATGACAAAGAAGATAATTAATTTGATGATAATGAGTCAATACGAGATTTGATTCGTAAACCAATTTCTTTTCTATCTAAATGAACATCCTCAAAAATAACATCGTAATTGGAATGATGTAATAAATCTTCAAATAAAGTTACGTATTCATTTTGAGTATCAATTTGTTTTATACGAACAGTTAAATAATAAGATCTCGATGCAGGATCAATTTGTGCGGTTGATGCGGACAAACATTCTGGAATAATAAGGTGTTTTTTTGTTTTTGGTATCTTATTTTTTGATGCATAATGTAATATTCGCGGATCTTCTGTTACTCGTTTTATCAAACCATAATTATGTAAAATTGGTTGAATAATAATACTTTGTGGTATAGGTTCTGTTTTGGATACGTCAATCGTAACATTATTTCCAAATAAACCTATCGCACACCCATTTATATTAGTTGCTATCGTTTTTACTGTTACTTCTAACTCATAACTAGAAAAGTTTGCAAAAATAACATTTGTTAAAGTAGTTTTCTTTAATTTTCTTAATGTTCTTCTTTTTAACAAAGTACATGCCCCTAAATGAATCATAGGTGATCTATTACACAAACAAGGAATACAAGACATTTTTAACATCCCTTTTTTTTTGGAATGATAGTAATCTTTTAAAAACGTCCGTAATGTAGGATCTATAGGTCTATACCATAAATTATAATTTTTTTTGTAACATTTCTCGTATTTTTTACATTTTTTATTTTCAGATACAGACAAAGTATAATCAGAAACAGTATCGTAACTATCTTCCTCCTTAGAATCTTCTATACTATCAGAGTCTCTACTTGATTCGCAAACCAGTGTAACATCTTCTTTTTTTGTCTCTACATTTTCTTCTACTTCGAGGTTTTTTGATATATTCATTATATTATACATTTTTTTTGATAGTTAAATGTTAAGAATATTAAATATTATATTAGTAGTAATTAATAACGATGCAGATCTTTGTCAAGACTTTGACAGGAAAGACTATTACATTGGATGTAGAGCCAAGTGATACAATTGATAATGTAAAACAAAAGATTCAAGATAAGGAAGGAATTCCTCCTGATCAGCAACGCCTTATATTTGCTGGGAAACAATTGGAGGATGGAAGAACTTTGAGTGATTATAACATTCAAAAAGAGAGTACACTTCATCTTGTTTTACGTCTTAGAGGAGGCCATAATGGGTGAGATTAAGAATAGTTAGTAAATAATAATAATAAATACTGAACTATGACGGTGTTATTCGTAATTTATGAATAAAACTCGATTCGTATTTATATATTATTAAAAAAAGATTGAATAATACGACATGTTTATGTCTCCTTTTTAAATATGTATGATAATGTCTCTTTAGATGGAAAGTAAATATTAAACTGGTTTTGGCTTATTGTACAATGCATGTTTGTTCTATAATCATAGAATGGTACATTTTCTAATGGATTATGGTCATTTCCAGTTTTACAAATATTTATATTGAGTGATAAAATTTCCAAATAATCTTCGTCAGATGTGTTTTTTTTATCTGTAATGTATGTATAATCACGTCTTTTATTGAAATTTGAGATTAGATCGTGGTTTCCATTTTGCATTACATAGGAATCGGTTAGTTTACAAAATTCATGTATATTTTTACTCTTGAATATAGAAGATATATCTTCGTATAATTTACCATCTAACATAATATTCCTATAAGATAAATCAAATTTGACGATTTGAAATTGATTGAGTGAAGAATGAATTCTATATCTTACTAGTATTATATTAAGTAATTCATTGTATATGCGTCTTTCAAAAGACCATTCTCCATCAATGATTTTGGAATGTTTTATAATTTTATCTATATCTATATTGAGTTTTAGTCCTAGCATGTAATTGTCTCTTAAAATATAGTCTAATTTATCAGTATCGATACCGTGTTTTTTGTTGTTAACGATTGAAAATCTCCAATCCTTATTATTTTCAGGAGGTTCAATTACATTACATATAAATTCAGTATCCTGCTCGGATATATTTATTTGTTTTGCAATTTCTTTCAATATGAAGATAGATCTCTGCTCATGAGTAACCCATGTATGGTCTTTATCTATAACTCCATCTTCTATGAGTTTAGGTACAATATGTTTGTCAAACACATGACTTCCTGGTCCATGTCCAATATCATGACATAACCCCCCAATCGCAATTAGTTCTTTAGTATGTTCATCGATTCGATGTGTTTGAGATAGATTATCAAGAAGATTTTTTGTCATCCCGTATGTACCTATCATATGAACTTTTCTACTATGAGTCGCACTTGGAAATACCTTATATGCTGTTCCAGTTTGATAAATGTAATGTGTTCTGTCATAGTAAGGGTGATCTATAATCTTTAATGCAAGTTCTGATAATTTGATTTCACCGTGTATTGGTTCGTGTATATACATTGTTTATATATACAGTTGTGTGAAAGATCATTTTTATTCTACATTTTATTTTTTCGTAATGTTTTCCATTTTTTCTTTTTAATTTTCAATTTTTTATGTATAGATTTTTTAGTAAAAATTTTATAATTAGGATATGTCATTCGCATAGTATTTTTCCATATTTGATTGAAAGAATCATAATTCTTAATATTTTTATCAATTTTTTCAATCCAAACCTTATTTTCTAAAAATGGAAGAATATCCGAAGATTTAAACGATTTACAAATTTTTATATTGTTAAAATTAAAATTTGTTTTAAATAGATCTAAGTTATTTAAAAAGGCCGATTTAAGTATATGATATGGAAAAATTGCTGGTTTTGATTGTATAATACTTGTTATTTTTTCAGGTTTCCAGAATTCATTCCAAGTGTTGAAGCCATGGTGTTTTAGTATTTTTGCTGTTTGAAATATGGAGAATTTTTTCTCTATATTCATATTTCTTTTTTTATAAGCATTTTCGTTAGTAAGAATTGTAGCCCATGTTTCCACAATTGCTTCATCCCAGTTTTGTTCTGATTCTAATGTTTTACCTAAACATGATAAGTCGTTCGAATTTAAAGTGAAATTTTTTACACAATGATATTCAAAAGCATGAAGTAATTCATGTAACAATACCTTCACTGCTTCTTCTTGTCTAAATATTATAATTTCTCTATTCGGATTATTGTTGTATATTGTTGTTACTCCTGAATTAACATGACTGACGTCAAATTTTTCATTTATCAATGGTGTGTATTTTTTCATATTTATGGGGAAGTATATAATTTTAATATTCTCTGGTAATACATTGCTTTTTCGATTTTTAATAGCATATTTTATCTGAGTAATCATTTTAGGAATTTGTATTTCAACTGATTTTGGTAATTTTGAAGTTTTGTATTTTACAATGAATTCTATTCCTTGTATGTTATGAATTACTACGTCGTTAATATATCTATCTTTTTCCTTTTTAATTTTGTTTGACATAAACTCCATTATATAGTGTTATATTTTGATTCTATATTTAACAAATTTAAACAATTTTTATGATTAAAGAATTATAATGTATAGACTTATTTTCAATTCTATCAAAAATAGAATACCCAAAATTTCTCCAACTGAACTTATTGCTTTAGAAAGTGGGAATGTATCTATCGACAGGGATATTTTGAATGGCAAAATTGAATATCCTGATAAGAAAAAAACAATTAATAAATTTCCAAAAGATGAACTAGAGAGGTTATTGGATAATTTTAAGGATAAACCTTTGTTTCCTGATAACAAAAATTTTATAAAAGATTTAGCTAAAAAAAAATATTTTAGCTTTTTGATAGATGAGAAATATGGTGGAATAAGATTGTCTGTAAATGAATTATCAAATATCTTAACAAAAATAACAACAGTTGATCCAGCGTTAGGTGTTGTTACAATGGTTCCAAATTCACTTGGTCCTGGTGAACTACTTACATTATATGGTACCGATCAACAAAGAAATAATTATTTACCTAAACTCGCAAATGGTGAATTAATACCTTGTTTTGGTTTAACCGGACCAAATAACGGTTCTGATGCAACGGGTAATATTGATGAAGGGTATGTATTTAAAGAAGATGGTAAAATTAAGGTAAAAATAACATTAAATAAGAGATATATCACATTAGCACCTGTATCAAATTTGATGGGTATTGCATTCAATTTGAAAGATCCAGATAATTTATTAAATAAATCAGGAATTACATTGGCGTTAGTAGAAAGAGGTCATGATGGATTGATTCAAGAAACATATCATAATCCTTTAGATGTTGGGTTTCCAAATGGTACTATAAAAGGAACAATCGTTTTGGAATTGGATCAAATAATAGGAGGTAAAAATAACATTGGAAATGGTTGGAAGATGTTAATGGAATGTTTATCTGCAGGAAGGGGTATTAGTTTACCAGCAACTGCGAATGCAAGTAGTAAGGTTGCTTCTTATGGAATGTTCAATTACATAAAGATTAGAGACCAATTCAATATGCCTCTTAAAAATATGGAAGCTATAAAAGAAAAGTTCAATAATATGGTATATAATACATGGATGATTCAATCTTCTGTAGATATGACAAATGATATATTAGATGCAGGAAATTCTCCTGCAGTAATAAGTGCAATTATGAAACAACAAACAACAGAAAGAGGAAGAAGTGTAATAAGTGATGCGATGGATATACATGGAGGTGCCGCAATATGTGTAGGACATAATAATTTTTTGGAGAAATATTATAAAAGTGTTCCTATTGGAATAACGGTAGAAGGTTCTAATACATTAACGCGTTCTCTTATCATATTTGCACAAGGATTAAATAAAAGTCATCCTCATATCTATCCATTATTGAAGTCTATATTGGCGAACGACTTAGATACATTCAAAGAGAATTTTAATAATATAATAAGCCATTCATTGAATTTATATTTTAAAACATTCGGTTTTTTTGAAGATTTAGAGCAACAAATTATAAATTTCGCAGCACTTACAAATTTTGTAGCATTAAAGGGTGGTGCAATAAAAAGAGAGCAAATGTTATCTGGAGATATGGCTGATATATTTGGTAATTTATATTTAGCTATATCCGTTCGTAACTATCACAAAAATTATAAAGCAAGTGAAAAACTTACAAATTATATAGTACAAAGATTACTATTGGAAAATCAAGAAAAGATTAATAAAATAATTGATAACTTGGGATATGAGAGGTATTTACTATCTCATTTAAAGAAAAATTATAAAGCAATTACGTATGATAATGAAAGAGAAATTTTTGATGAAATTATGGAAAATGAGAATATAATAAACGAAATTCAAAAAAATATACATAAAACAGGTGTATTAAAAGATTATGAGGAAATAAATAGATGCAAAGAAAATTCTAAAGAATATATTTTATTAAAAGAGAAAATTATCAATGTGAATGAATTCAGAGAAGATAATGTGATACAATTGTAAATTGTTGGAAATACAAGTGGTTTTTATGTATGTTTATTTTTATAATTTTCAATCGCTTCGCGAATTGCATCTTCCGCAAGCATAGAACAATGAAGTTTTACGGGGGGAAGATTTAAGTAAGTAGCAATATCTTTATTTGTAATTAATTTTTCATTAGAATATATATTTTTACCTTTTATCCATTCTGATGCAACTGATGAAGATGCAATAGCAGAACCACACCCGAATGTTTTAAATTTAGCATCAGTAACAATGCCATCTTTATTAACTTTTATTTGTAATTTCATTACATCACCACATGCAGGAGCACCTACTAATCCTGTACCTACTTGAATATTAGATGAATCAAAAGAACCCACATTAAGTGGTCTCTCAAAATGTTCAATAACTTTATTATGATAATTTCTAATATACTTATTTTTTCTAATAAATTGCCTTAGTACATAATTCATTATAGTATTTATTTACTATTATTAATTATTTACTATTTAGATTTAGGAAAATATAGAATTACTAACTCAATTAAAAAAAAAGAGGTAGTTATTTTTATATTTTCAATCAAGATTGAAAATTACAATTCAAATAGGTAGGTATATATAGTTATATATTGTGTAAAACACTTAATTCGAGTAGGCAAGACCACCCATACCACTCATGATGCGGAGGACATTGTAATTTGTGGCGTAAACGCGGACTTTGGCATCTGAGTTACCCGAAACGGTGGCGGCGGTGAGTGTGAGTTGGAGTGTGGCGTTGTCGATGCGGGACATGTTGCATGTTCCCGAAGGTTGGTGTTCTTCGGGTTTGAGGCCGAATGAGTAAACGTTGATACCAGTGGCAGGGACGTTTGTGTGGTGTTGGTAAGGTTGGACAAGATTGAAGTATCTGCCCAACCGTTCCGAGAAACGATCGTGACCATTGAGTTGGAGTTTGGCCGAAAGGACAGGGTTGAAACCATTGTCGACTTCGGACATGGCGAGGTAAGTACCGGTTGTAACACCATCTGAGTTTTCGAACGAAAGAGTTGAGTCGCCGGCGGTGTCGATGGTAGAATCGTTGAGGTTTGAAAGTTGGAGATTGTAGTTGACAAGACCGCCTCCGAAAGGATCAACGGGGGTTCCTGTTTTCCAGGTTGAGTCTACGGCATCGGTGTAATTGAACCATTGTTTGCCATTGTCCATTTTTGAGCTGTCGACGTGGTCGTCTTTTTGGACAACCCATACAAGTTCTTTACATGGGTGATTGAAGTTGAGTTTGATTTTGTTGCTGACGGATGAAACTGATTCATCACCTGTGAATTGGAGTTGCTCAATGAGGTATTCGTGCGAGACTTGGGCGAAACGGCGGCGTTCATCGGTATCAAGGTAGATGTAGTCGACGTAGAGCGAAGCGGCTTCGAGCGAAGGTGTCTCCGATGGGAAACCCGCGTAACATTCCGATGCAGATCTGAATTCAAGGTTGATTTTGACTTCGTGGTATTGAAGAGCGATAAGAGGAAGTGAAAGACCTGGGTTGCGGCAGAACCAGAATTCAAGAGGAATGTAAAGGTCTACTTCGGGGGTGGAGCCCCCGGCAGGTGTGAATTGAGTTAAACGAGGGACGTTACCAACCATGTTGGCGTATCCGACTTTGTGGCCCGCAGTTTGGGTGAGTTCGTTCCAGATGTGCATCCAGTCACCGTAGTGTTTGTCGATACGTTGTCCACCGATTTCAACTTCGACGTTTTTGATGAGAACGTGACCGAGCCAGTTAACCCAGCGGAATGATGAGTTGGAGTCGGCGGCAGTGACCGCAGGTACTGTGACTTGAAGGTAAACACGGTGCATGAGATCACCGTTACGTGAGACGGTGCATGTAACGCGTTTGCCGAAGTCGGCCGAACCGTTGAATGTTTGCTCGATGGCTTCCATCGAGAAATTTGTGTGGCGACGGTAAACTACCTTGAAAAAGGTAATTTGAGGGTTGCCAGTAAGATAGATGTCTTGAGCGCCGTAAGCGACAAGTTGCATTAAACCTCCTCCCATTGTATACTTATTGAAAACAAAAAAAATTTAGATTAAAATTCAATTTTTGATTCAAATAATATTTGCAATATGTGACATGTCTGAAAAATTATAATAGTTCATTATAGATTTTGCTTAATTAATAGTAACCTATGATACTATAATTTTAACATTCGATTTTCTAACAAGTGACCGTGGATACTTCTTGTTTTCAAAAATAATCCAAACACTTTTTGTTGTTGTACGCAATACATTGCCTTTTTCATTTTTGTATTTTGTTGAATTAACAATTACACTATCTCCCTTTTTAAATATATTTTTACACAATGTATCCTCTTTTGTTAATTTTATAAGTATATTATTCCCTAATTTTTGTCTACAATAAGGACATTTGTTTTTTTCTTTAGATGTATTTAAACTTTTTATTATACATTTTTTATGATACAAATGATTGCATTTTGTTATATATGAGATTTCATTCTTGCCAATCTCTTCAAGGCAAATTAAACATTCTGTGTCAGACATATTAAAGTATACTATTGAATTGTCTTTATTTAAAAGAACGTTAACAAATTATGTTAGACAGTATTAATAATGCTTGATATGACAAAAAAAATAATAAATAGTGTGTTGCTTATTTTCATATTGTTTTTAACATATAATCCAATTATGTTTGAATCGAATATGGAAAAATTACTAAAAATAATAACCATAATTGTATCGGTTGGTCTTGTTTTATTATCTCAAGACGTAACTATGACATTATTATTAGTGTTTTTAGCTCTAATAATTTTTAATAGCTTCCCCAAAACAACAGAGTCATCGCCAAAATCTTTACAAAAAATTTTAGCAGAAGCTACTCATTTTGGTTCATCTACAGATGAAGACAAAAAAGAACACTTAGATGAAGAAGACGATGAAGTTCCTCCATTCACAACACCCGAACAGTTTAATTCAGCACAATCCAATATATTTAACGAACTTGTTCAAGACACAGAGGTTAGAACTTGGGATGATGGTTATGGACCACAGGGTCTTGGACATGTAAAAGATTTTGAAGTTAAACAAGAATAAATATTAAAATTATTTTTTGCAACTTTGTAAACATTTTCTAGATGGATACCCTCCTCTTATCCAGTTTTTATTGACATCTTCTTGAATAATGTGATCAGTGTTTTGTATTTGATCTGCGAGACATCCAATTAATGGTGTAAATGCAGGTCTTCCTGAATTAGGAAGACAACTTTTTGATACAGATGTTCCTTTGCTTTCAAATACAACATTAGCAGTGCATGCATTATTACGACCGTACCCCATATAAGGTACAGTTAAAAATCCTGGATTTGGTAAGAGCATTTTCCCACCAGTTTGTGTTAAAAGAGTTCCATTTCTTAGTAAAGAATCTTTATCAACTAATTTTCCTTTTTTCCCTATGTAACCAAAACCATCTCTGAAATTTGGAACAGGGTGTTGCAACGCAGTTTGTGCAACCTTAGAATGGTCATCTAAGGCACAAGCATTATCAATCAAACATGGTGAAAGTTTTGAACTACCAAACCCAAGTGTACGATTCGTGGATGGTAATGGACAGGGCATCTTTATCTCATTACATATTTATTTTTCAGTTAAGAAATATAAAATTATTTCAATAGTTCAACTACAATTAAAACAGAAACATGTATAAAAGCACCTAGTAATATGTATAAACCAGATATAATATGTTTTTTATCACTTAATTTAATTTTATCTGCGTAAACAATACTCAGTAAAAGAGCTATTATAATAAAAATACAAATGGAATAAACAAGTGGATTCATCATTATATTATTTATCATTCTTTTTTGTTTTACAAAAACATCGTAATACTAAAATATCTCTAAATAATTGTTAAAAATATTTAAATCAAGGAGTTTTTGCCTCGTTTACAGTCTTTTGTTTATTTATTTTTTCTGTTGTTCCACTTTCTATTGAAAATTTGTTAAAATCATTCAACAATTCTTTTCCTACTTTTGACATAGGTTTGTATTTAGATTTGCTCATAGCCCTTAAAGATGACCCAAATACATCAAATTCTAGTTTATTCCCTTCATGATCAATATAAACAAAACTCCTAGCTAATAAAATAAATCCCATAAAAACATACATATATTTTGTCTCTATTATACAATTATTCTCTCCAATTTGTGATAAAATATCTTCCAACCAATTACAAAAAGACAATTCTCCACCATTTACAATCATTCTAAATGGTTGTATTTTTCTTAATTTATCATCACCTGGATTATCTTTTAAAATAATTCTAAATAATTTACGCATGGATTTGGTATTTCGTTTAATAAATGCTTTCCATAAAAGCATCGCTAACCCATTCTTCCCATATGAAGGAAGAGAAAACCCTAACCCATAATCAAAAAGAGCTACTTTATTATTGCAATCATCTTCTTCATCTATAATATAAACAAAATTACCATCGTGCATATCAGTATGAACATAACCATTGTATACCATCCAAAAATAACTCATCATTAACTTTTCACTCATATCTCTTGTATATTCTGGATAATGTTCTTGAATATAAGAATAAGAATGACCATGGATATATGTCATTGTTATACAAAAAGGCGTGACGTTTACAATCTTTGGTAAAATAATGAAATCAAGATCTTCTAAGATCTTTTTAATATTTCTATAATTTTTATATTCGTTCTCATATGAGAATTGTTTTTCAATTGCTAAAAGAAAACCTTCTAAATCTATAGCAAATCCTATCTTAAAAATAGAACATCCCCATATCAATCGTCTCCAGTATGATAATTCTCTCTCAAATGAATTTATACTAGACTTTCTATGAACTTTTATAACACAAGGTTTATCATTCAATTGCCATAAAGAACATTTATATGCTTGTGATATAGAACCAGAACCCAAAACCTTATCATTTATATGTGAATAAATTTTATGATGAGGAAATCCAAACCCTTTATCTAATATTCTGCATGTTTCTTCGTAACTATGAATATGTGGTATCCTTTTTTGTAAAGGTTTTAAAGCATTTATCATATCTTCACTTAGAATATCCTCTCTGTGACTCATCCATTGTCCTATTTTTATAGCAACAACACCCTGGTCAATTATTGTCTTCACAAATTCTTGTCTGTTTTTACTATTTTTTAAATGTTCATTTAAATTTCCCGATGAATACATTACCGCATATTTCATTGAATTAAACATCTTAAATAATTATACTATATAAATCTCTTTTGTTTATAACATTGTTCAATTTTTTTACTGAATCTTAAAAAAAAAAATTACTCGATTTGATATCATACGGTTTATCTCTTGTTATTTTAATCTTATTAATTCCACTAGAGCTTATGTTTGTCAAAATAATTGAAGATATGTTATATTCAATAGAACAGAACATATATATATCTTTTAATGAAATAATATTACGTTTTGAACCCATATTTCTAATAGAATCCAATTGTTCATTCGAAAATAATACTTCAACATTATTTGAATCAATAAAACATGCTCTTACAATCTTTCTAAAGGGAAAATTTATATTTTTTGAATTATTTGCATATCTATAATCACATAAATAAATAGGAAAATTTATTGATTTATAGTAATAATTTAAACGCAGAAAGAAATGACACGTATTTTTATACATTTCAAATATTTTAAGTATTGTATTTTCAAAAAAATACTTTATTTCTGTAGTAATTTTATGTATGGTATCAACAAAGTTTGAATAAAAAAACATTAGACTAATAAATTGACTAATATTTAACTATGTTACGATTTACATTTTAGAGTGTACATCTATTATCAAATCTTCAGCACTTACTTTTAATTTCGTAGAATTATTCAAAGTTCTTATAAATGTAAAAGGTAATTTCTTCTCTTTAACTTCTTTGTTAAAAATATCAATATTTGTATCGTTTTTATCAACTTCTACAAAAGGAGGCATACCATCTTCTAATTGTTGTAATCGAATACCTCGCATTCTTGTATATTCATAATGTGTCATGGCAGAACTTGTCTCCATATTATCTTTTGATAATATATAATTAAAGTCTTAATCATTTTTATTCATCAAAATTATAAATGATTTCTGTTTTTTGATATTCCGGAGAAACCCATGCTAATTTACAATGACAACACAAATAAATATATTTCATTTCTGCATCATTGTATCTTACATATATTACTTCGGGTTCTACATTATCATTGGTGTTGCATTTGCATTTTTCATTCGGACATTGTATGTTTTTAACCTTTGGCAATGTAGGATCATTGAACGTATATTTATTAATAAATAATTCATAAAAGACTTTCTCATTTCCACCATAATTTGCGTGATATACACATGTATTCTGACTATCATCACATAACTTATTTGTTTTACATGATTTACATGCATATACTAATTCATCTGTCTCCTCGTGCGTTGTAAGATTCAATAGGTTATCACATATTGAACAGAATTCCATGTTATTTATTATTACTTTATATCTTACATCATTTTTTCAACAGTTTTTGTTTTTGAATTCTGTTTCCCAGAAGTTCTTTTTATTTTCTGTTTTACATCATCTTTCATTTTACATATTACATCCTTTTTCCATTGTTCAATTGCATAATCATTCTTTTTTGTTGGTTTTTTATTACTTTTGCCAGATAGTTTCAAATCGTTAACTTTTTCTACATCTTCAACTTCTGAAGATATAGAATTTTGAAGAATACTTTCTAAATTATTAGACATTTCTAAAGATGTGTTCTGAACGAAGGCATCCGTTTTCTTTAAAGAATCTATGTAGTCTCTTATGGATTCTATAGTACTCATTTTTAATTGATTCATTTTAATAAAAACACCGTTCTCATTTTCCATATATTTGACACCATCGTTTTTAATAAATGTTAATATTTGATTATGCTCTTGTGGGGATAATAAATTTATATCATCTACCATACCTTTCGCTATAATCTCATTAAACTCTTTTTTTAAAGTCATTATAATTTACAATTATTTATTTATCCTTATTTACTTACATTATCAATATTTTTATAAAGAGAACATTTGTATGTACCATTTTGATCATCCATAAAAACACCCCTTAAGCAATATACAATCTTATCGGGTATATCACGATTACAAAAATCTATAAATTTTTCACCAGATAACATTCTTACTAAAAAATAAATAGAATACATACCACATTCAGTTGATGATTTTTGATGAGCTTTATTATTTATCATAATTTCATAATTATCATTGTTATTTTTACCTTGGTTTTTAATATCATTCATCAAATTTAATATCTCTTCATTTGGTTGGTGTCCAAAACTATCATAAAACATTATTTCTTTAGTTTCTATATTCACAAAAAATGCATTCCAATGACTCCCAGATTGATATGAATAATCATTGTTAAATATTGTACCAAATGAATCATATTTTTCTGATATAGCATTTATATCACAATTGCATAGATCACTTAACACACAATTTCCATTTATATTTTTTTTGGCAAAATCTCTTGTTGTTGGTTCATAAAATTTAAATTTTGGATATTTTTTCTCAAAATATTTAAGAATCTCGACAATATCATCTGTACTTAGCCATGTATCTGGTTTTTTATCCCATGAATATGGAACCTTTGGAGCGAAAACATCTTCTGTTATTTTATTAATACTTTTTATAGATATATTGTCACTTCTTGAAAGAATGCTTTTCCATTTTGAATCGTCTTCGGTATTTAACCTTATACTCAATTCTTTCCATAGTTTTTTTTTAGATATTTTCTTATTTGTCGTAAGAATATCTTTTCTTCTTATCCTTTTGTTTGTATTTGCTTTGTTCCATATTTTTCTAAGTTCTTGTAGTTTTTTTGTTGTGAAACAACTTATTTTCCTTGTTTTAAAATTAGAACATTTTTTTCTCGTTACTTTTTGTTTATACATAAGATTATTATTAGTAAAAAAATAATATGGATTTAAAAAATTATTCAACAAGTTATATTCGTGTTCTAGAGAATACATATAGTAATATATGTTTGAATGATATATATGACAGGTTACTTACATTGCGTACTCTAAAAGAACTTTCAAATAGCAGAAATAAAGATTTAAATGAGAAATTAAATCATCTACAATCGAAAAAAAAGTCATCTTTGAAGTCAGAATTTGAAATGTTATCTATAGAAAATGAAATAAATGTAATCAATAAAGATATTAAGAAATTAACAAAAATAAATGAAGATTCGTGTAATGGTTTAGAAAAAACAAATGATTTAATGAAGCATTATGTTGATCAGATAAGAACAATCTTATTAGAGTTATCTTCAGATATATAAAGTCTTTAGATGATTTGAGAAATCCTTTTTATTCATACAATTATCACAATTATTACATTTGAAACCATCAGATGAATAATATGTACCTTGAAAATAATCTCTAATCAATCTCATTCTACATATGTTTGTATTTTTAACATAAAGTTCTATTCCTTTCATTTGTTCACGTTGTTTACATCTAAGTTCATAATCATCTATCTGTTTTAAGAATATATTATTTATTACAAAATCACCTTTACTCCATAAAATACAACATGTTCCTTGCATATCCTTTTCTCTTGCTGCTCTTCCTATCTCTTGACAATATGATTCCATGTCTTTTGGTATTCCATAATGAATAATTGTTTCAATATCCGAGATATCAATCCCCATCCCAAAGGCAACTGTCGCTGCAAGTACATCTATCTTACCCAGAGTAAATTTATTTTGTACTGAATCTCTATTTTCTCTACTTAATCCTGCATGATAGTATCCTGAAACATAACCCCAATGACTAAGAGCATTCGAAATTTTTTCAGTATCTTTTTGCGTTTTACAATATACAATCGTTTTACCTTGTATCTTGTCTCTTATAATACTTATACTATTCTTAAAATCATGTTTGTACATAACCGATAAATTTAAATTATCCCTTGTAGGAGAAATATGAATATATACTGGATTTTTTAATTCTAAAACATTTGCAACTAAATTAATTGTTTTCTTAGTAGCAGTTCCTGTAACTGCCATAATAGGTGGTCTTTTCTTGAACCATTTGTTCATTTTGTTAAGTGCAGTATAACTACTTCTAAATTCAGACCATGATGAAATGCAATGACATTCGTCAATCGCAATCAGTGAAATATGCTTTTCCATGCCTTTAATCCACGATTCTCTACTCAAAAAATTCTCCGGTGTCATGTATATTACGCATGGTAATTTGCCATCGAAAATATCCTTTTTTTGATCGTGTGTTATTTGTCTATCATCTAGATCCATATTTTGACTAAAAGATGTAACAATTGTACAAACATCTTTATATCTTCTTTGTTGATCTTTCATCAAAGATATTAAAGGAGATATGACAATTACCGTTTTCATAAGAATCATATGTGGTAGAATATAACATACACTTTTACCAAATCCAGTTGGTAGAACTCCAATTATATCCTTTCCATTCAACACGGATGTAACAATCTCCTTCTGTTCTTTCTTTAATTTAGATAATCCAAGTTTTTCAAGATAGTTTTTCAAAGGAACTCGCATGTAAATTATTTATATCTATATTCTTATTTTCAATCATTTTTAGAATTCTACTTTAAGTAAAAAGGTATATTGAAATACAAAACAATTGGGTTTATGTTTAAAATAATTAGTGTATGTAAAAAATATATAAGTATCGATATCAAAAGTACATCATATCTAAATTGTGTAGTATTATAATATACAAACACTACAAAAGGTATGATGTGGGTTGCATGAGATACTATATTATATATCATATATTTCTTATCCGTCAAAAATTTTGGATATAAAATATAATTTAATAACATTATGTAACTTCCTACTATGAAAACGAATAATGCTATTGAATATGTACATGGTAATATATTTAAATAATACAAAATATGAAGAAGAATTGCCCAGTTTGAAAAGAATAGCACAAATATGAATCCATGTTTTTTAACTAATTCATTCATTACTATTCGAAAAAAATTAATCTCTAGAATTTTTAGGGGCTAAACACATTTTTATTTCACCTAAACTTCCTACACTATAACATACAATTAAAGGATAATCGTTTTTCAAATATACCTGAATTGTTTGACACAAATTAGTACATTTTGTGAATAATGTAAGATATTTTAATGAAAATACACCTTGTACAATTTCTATATCGTCCTCATTTGAAACAACTGACATTCCACCATTTGTTGATTCTCCCAATATAGTCTCTTGTTGTGCAAATTCTCCTTTGCATGTTAGAATAAGTTGACCGGCTACAGACTTAATTTCAATTTCTTCTGAAATATTACTCATATCTCTGCAAATCTTTTGGAAATCAGATGATTTCATACTAATAACTGATGTAAATTGAGCAGGAGGTACAGTAATGATCTCATTACTTAGATCCATTAGATTCAACTTGAACGTTGTGGATGCTCTTTTTTGTTCATTTTCTATCTTTATTCCTAAGTGATTTATGTCATCTTTTTCTATAAATAAGGTTAAAGTGTCGTTATTTGTTATAGTTTTTATAAGTTTAAAAAAATTGACCATGTTCACACCTATAATTTGTTTATGTGTACAATGAAATAACTCAAAATTATCTTTACCTAGACTCATATGAACAAGTGTAGTATGTGTTGGATCCATAGATAATATTCGGATCCCATCAGGTGATATCTCCATATTTGTGTCTGGTAAAATTTCTTTTACTGCCTCAATTGTGCATTTTAATATTATAGATTGAATTGTTACAACTAAAACTGAATAACGATCTGTACATGTCTCCATTAGAATATTCGTTGTTCACCGAGACCTTAAGCAATTTTTTTTTTTAATAAACAATGTAATATGGGTTTGGCAGTTGACGTTGTTGAAGGTTGTTTAGAGCATTATACTCAACCAACTGAAGAAGCAAAAACCTCTCATACGACAAAATTAGTAAAAGTAATTGCATTGGCAATTATAATTTTAATAATAGCAGTATTTGGACAATGTCTTTGGAACATTTTTCTTGCAGGTGCAGAGAAGGGGTCCGGTTATTTTACATTTATAAAACCATTGCCATCACCTCTTCATACGATTGGAGTTTATCTTACACTAGTGTTGTTTTTTGGCTCATGTTAAATTTCTAATAAAATTTAATGTCTGGTAATTTTGATGGTGAAGAAGGATATACAATTAATGACCTTGTTTGGCTTTGGGCAAATAACTCTAATATAGAAGGCTATGAAGATATTAATTTAGAAGGTATAGAAAATTTAGGAGATAATAGAGCAGAGCAAACTGATTTTTTTATAAATTATCTACTGAAGATTCCAGGTTTCTTTTTAGAACCAGAACCCGAACCAGAACCTGAACCTGAACCAGAACCAGAACCCGAACCTGAACCAGAAAGTTTTCATGACGTGTTTCTATCTTATGATAATGGAAGTGTCTATATTCGAGAAGAAAACATAAATTTAAAATTGACAAGTATTCTTATCGTATTAACTGGTATTAATACTCAATTTACACATGATAGTTCCATCAATCCTATATTTAATGATCTTGGTTGGTCTGTATATGTTAATCTTTATAGAGGATATACATATGTTTTATTATGGTCTGATGGAACAAATCCTTATTTGATAGAATATAATTATACGTCATTGGGTTCACAATTATACAATTTCCCAACAGAAATTGTTAATAATAATATTACACTTATTTCAGTAGAAAGTTGCTCTTTAATACTAGAAAATGGCTTATCTGCGGATGTAACATTCCGAGCCACCGTAAAAGATGTTATTTATGAACCTGAACCCGAACCAGAACCGGAACCTGAACCCGAACCAGAACCTGAGCCGGAACCAGAGCCCGAACCGGAACCCGAGCCTGAGCCGGAACCCGAACCAGAACCCGAGCCACAACCCGAACCCG